ACGCTCGACTCATTGGGTGTCAGCTTGGACTCTCGCCAATGGGCTGGTGGTGCTTTGCTATTGGCTGGGGTAACAAGTGCTAAAGCTATCTCTTTTACTGGCGCTAGAAAGACAGCCTCGCTAATTACTGGTGATTTTGGTATTCCTAATGGCAGATCAGTAGTAACCCTAGGTAAACCCATTATTGACAATGGATCAGGAAGCATTGCTATTGCGTCTAGGGTAAATCTAAATAGCGCAATTACATTTAATACTGCTGTAGCTGCTGATAGTGAAAATAGGATTGGACTGCGTTCTGCTGGTAGATACCATCGAATTAAGACCATTCCAAGCGGTTTATGGACATCAGCTTTAGCCGTTGATGTAGATATTGCACCACAGGGAAATAGATAATGTTTCGGACATTACCCAATTTTGGCTCTGATCCTCGAAATGTGGCTGAAGTTGTCCGTCAAATGTTAAACGGCAAGACCAACAATACAGGTAGCGTCACATTAGCCACAGGCAACGCCACAACTACGACTTTGTATGATGAGCGCATTAGCTCTGATACTAAGATTGTATTAGTGCCTTATTCTGCTAATGCTTTCTCGGATTCTATTCCGTATGGTGCGTTTCAAGACTCTACAGACCAAGCAGCAGCAAGTACGACTGTTGCTTACCCAATGACATTTAATACTACGGATTATTCCAATGGTATTTATTTGTCTAATAGCAGTAGATTAAATGTTAGAAATGCTGGTGTTTATAACTTGCAATTTAGCGCACAGCTTGAAAATCAAGATAATGCTCAACACGATGTAGATATTTGGTTTAGAAAGAATGGTACAAATATAGCCAATTCTAATAGTAAATTCACTGTTCCAGCCCGTAAAAGTGCTAGTATTTTTGGTCATGTTATTGCAGCATTAAATTATTTTATTGAACTGGCAGCAAATGATTATGTAGAGATTGTATGGAAAGCAGAAAATACTGCTCTTTCTATAGAACAAACACCAGCACAAACAAGTCCTACAAGACCAGCTACACCTTCTGTTATTGCAACAATGCAAGCAATATCAGGCGGCAGCCTTAGTAATGTTTATGTTAGCGCCCAAACCCAAGGATCAGCAACAATTAGCCATTATGCCAACAATACAGCAAATAAAACATACGGCTATATTTTAGTTGGATAATTCGTTAAAATTGTGGTATGCAAAAAACGCTCGTTAATCCACAAGAACTACGGAACTGGTGGGCGTTTGTTAGACCAGGATTAGATGAAATACTCAGGAAGTCACCAGAAAGCTGGATTCCAGAGGATGTATATACAGATGTGTTTAATGGCAGATCGCAATTATGGGTGTTTTCAGAGCAGAACAAGCCTGTAGGTTTCGCAGTATTAGAGCCTAGAGGCGATGCCCTACATTGCTGGGTAGGATGGGCAAATAGTAATGGGCATTTCAAAAGCGCAGTTGACTGTGTTTCTGAAATTACCAAAGATGGTGGTTTTAAGTATTTAACTTTTGAATCGTGGCGGTCAGGATGGGATCGGATCGCTCCTAAATTTGGATTTAAACCTAGGAAATGGGTTAAGGAGATATTATGAGTGGTGGCGGTGGCGGTACTAATACAGTAACGAGGACAGAACTTGATCCAGTTATGCGCCCTTTTGTCCAATACGGACTACAGGAATCAACACGACTATATCAAAACCCTGATGTTCCTCAATATTATCCTGGGCAAACTTATGTAAGTCCATCTCAACAGACTCAAGCTGCGTTGACTGCTGCTCAACAACGAGCTTCTCTAGGTAATCCGTTGACTCCAGCAGCTCAAAGACAAGCACTTAATACTGTTCAGGGTAACTTCTTAGGTGGCAATCCTTTCTTTGAAGGCGCATTTAAAGCTGCCACACAGGGCGCACAAACAACATACCAAGATGCTGTAAACCAAGCATTGTCTAACGCTAGTCGTGCTGGTCGTTATGGATCTGGTGCTATGGGTACGGTTTTAGATCGTGCTGGTGGTACTTTTGCTAACGCACTTGCTAATACTGCTGGAAGCCTTGCATATCAAAACTATGAAGCAGAGCGTGGTAGACAGCAAGCAATGATCGGTGCAGCACCTAGTTTGGCTCAAGCCGATTATGAGGACATCAACAAGATGCTCCAACTTGGTCAAGTTGCAGAAGGCTACCAAGAAACAGCTATTGCCGATGCGGTCAATCGTTTTAATTTTGCACAACAAGCTCCATATCAAAAACTACAAAGCTATCTGTCTGGTGCTTATGGTGCGCCAGCTGGTATGCAAGTATCTCAGCCTGTCTATCGCAACCAATTCGGCAATGTATTGGGTGGTGCGCTTACTGGTGCTGCAATAGGTGGTACACCAGGCGCAGCTATCGGTGCTGGTCTTGGATTGTTAGGATAAATTATGTCAGGAATGGAGATCCCATTATTGTTAGCTGGTGGCGGTGCGTTAATCGGCTCACAAGTAGACAAAGAAAACCCTATGCGTGGTGCATTATTAGGCGGTGCTGCTGGATTTACTGGTGGATCTGCTTTAGCTCCAGCTACAGTAGGCGCAACAGGTGTTGGCTCTGCTGGTGCTGCAAGTTCTTTTGGAACTTTAAGTGCAGCTCCTACTGCTGGAACATTTGGCGCATTAAGTTCTGCTGCTCCTACAACGGCTGGAACATTTGGTGCTACTTTAGGAACACAAGCTGGATCGGCAGCAGCTACAGCACAGATGATGGCTGGTACAAACGCAGCAGTAAGCACAGCTTCTAATGCAGTTGCTGGAGGTGTAGCTAATCCATACACAATTAGCCCTATGCAAGCAATGATGATGCAAAGAGCTATGGGTGGATTTGGTCAGCAACAAGGAAGTCAAACGCAATCTGCACCATTTAAACCAGGAAAAGAAGTAAACCTAGCTGACCCTATCGCATCTTTACTTGCGCCAAAGCGTAAAAAAGAGCGACCAATGATTTCTCTACTGTGAGGCAAGAATGGCACTATTAGATTATTTATTCCCACCGCAACAAAGCCAAGTTGGTGGATTGCTCGGTGTTGACGAAGAAAAGATGCGCCAAGCAGCGCAAAGAGCTGGTTTATTAAATACTGGTTTAGGAATTATTGCTGCTAGTGGTCCATCTCGTATGCCACAAGGCATTTTGCAACCAGTAGCATCTGGCTTAATGGCTGGTCAACAAGCATACCAAGGCGCAATTACGCAACAATTAGCTGATGCTATGGCAGCAAAAAAAGCGCAAGAAGAAGAATCTGTAATTCTTCCAGAAGGCGCAACTATGGTTGGAAAAAGAACTGGTCAAGTAAAAGCACAAGGCGCACCCAAAACACCAGGAATTATTGCTGAATTTACAGCAGCTAGAGATATGGGCTTGATTCCACCAAATACTACTCTTACTGACTATGTAACAATGAAAACTCCAAAAACAATTTTGGACATGACTGGTGGTCAAAAAGGTTTTGAGAATGAGTTAAAACTTGGCGGTGCATTTAAGGGTGAGCCAGTTTACAAAGCATTTAGCGAAATGAAATCTGCTTATGGTCAGATTACTGATTCTCTTAAACAAACTAGTCCAGCGGGTGATTTGGCAGCAGCTACAAAGTTTATGAAACTGCTTGATCCAGGCTCAGTTGTTCGTGAGTCTGAATTAGCAATGGCTATGGCTGCTTCTGGTGCTTTAGATCGTGCTACAAACTATGCTCAGAATGTTATTAAAGGCACTAAATTAACACCTACACAACGAGCAGACTTCCAAGCATTAGCAGATAAATTGTATGGAACTGCTGCAACCACTTACAATGACAAGCGTGGAGAATATATCCAGCAAGGCGAAGAATTTGGTTTAAATGCAACAAGAGCAGTAGGCGCACCAGCTAAATTGCCAGAAACAGAAAAAAAACGCAAAGTTTACAATCCAAATACAGGCAGAGTTGAATAATGATTATTGACATTCCTAAAGTTGGAGAGGTTGAGTTCCCAGATTCAATGTCTGAAAAGGAAATCAATGCTGCTGCTAAACGACTGTATGATGAGGCTAATGCCACAACAAAAAAAGAAGAAAGAACAATAGGCTCTGAGTTAGCTCGTCAAGTTGGTCTTACAGCAAGAGCTGGATTGACTGGTGCTGCTGGATTGCCATTGTTGGCTGGAGATGCGCTTAATACGCTGATTAACAAAATTAGTGGACTTAATCTTCAAATGCCTAGCCAAGCTATTCAGCCATTACTTACTCGTGCTGGATTGCCACAGCCACAAACCCCACAAGAACGAATCGCACAAGAAGGTGCAGCAGCTTTAGCTGGTGTTGGCGGTACTGCTCGATTGGCGCAAGCATTAGCTCCTAGAGCTGTAGGCACAGGATTGCTTACAGAGAATATGGGATTGCAAGCTGCTGGTGCTATTGGCGGTGCTACTGCTGCTGGTGCTGGTAGGGAATACGGAGATGTCGGTGCTGCTGGTCAATTAGGATTAGCTGCACTTGGTGGTATGGTTGCTCCTACTGGTATTTCTGCTGGAACACAAGCGGTTGCTCGTGGTGGTCGTGAAGTTGTAAGACCATTTACTGAAGCTGGTAGAGAAACAATCGTAGGTAATGTATTGCGCCAGTTAGCAAATGCTCCTGAAAACTTACCATCTCGTTTAGCTGCTTATGAGCCAACTATTCCAGGATATACACCAACTACTGCACAAGCTAGTCGTGATGTAGGTTTAATTGGAGCAGAAACAGCTATTCGTGCATTAGACACTACAGGCAAATTTGCAGCACAAGCAAGTCAAGCTAATCGAGCAAGAATGAACATCTTGGATCGTCTTGCTAAAGACAAAGATGCCGTAGATTTTGCTTTAGCCAAGCGTGAAGAAGTTACTGCGCCACTAAGAGAACAAGCCTTTGCTAATGCTACATTAGCTGGAGACGATCTAAAGCTAGCTCTTAATAATCAAGTTAATTCTAAGATTGATAACATTTTGCAATCAGCAGAAGGTAAGCGTGGCACAGTTGTAAATGCCATGAACTTTGCTAAAACATCATTACAAAAAGCAGACTCTATTCCAGCCCTATATGAGATTCGCAAAGATTTACGAGCAGCATCACAAGGGTTGCTTGATAAAGAAGGTTCTGCATACAGCCTAGCAAACAAACAACTTAATGCTGTTATTAAAGAAGTTGATGGTTTGATTGAGCAAAATGCGCCAGGTTATAGAGAGTATCTAAGAACATATGCTGGTGCAAGTAAAGGCATAGAGCGTTTAGAAGAAGCACAGGCATTTAAGACCAAAGTATTGTCAACAATTCCTGATCCAATCAATGTTGGCGATTTTATGATTTCTCAGCCTAGTTTTGCTAGAGCTATTCGTGCTACCGCAAAAGAAACAAAGCTATCAGAAATGCAAGTACGAACACTAGAAAAGGTTGGTCGTGATTTAGATGCTGGTGTATTAAATCGTGCTGGTCGTGTGCCAGGGTCAGATACATTTAAGAATCTATCTACAGCCAATGTTATCGGTGGCATCATTGGTAAGCAAATGTTTGGTGAAGTACCAGCAGCAGCCAATAAAGTTGTAGCACCATTAAACTGGTTATATAACGGAACAGACGATCAAATTAGGGAGATTCTAGTAGACGCTATGTTAGACCCTAAGTTAGCTTCTCGTTTGATGACAAAAGCCTCTACTACTACTGTAGAGCCACTAAGTAAAGAATTGCAAAAGAAAGCCATTAACATGGGTTATGGCGCAGCCTTTGGATTAACTGGAGAATAAAGAAATGCCAATCACAAAAATCTCGGAATATTCCGCAACAGCAGCAAATAATACCGATATTAATGGTATTGACATAGCAGAAGGTTGCGCTCCATCAGGGATAAACGATGCTATTCGTACCCTAATGAAACAGATTAAAGACCTACAAGCTGGTACTAGCGGAGATACTATTCCACTAACTGCTGGCGGTACAGGCTCTACTACGGCTTCTGCTGCTAGAACTGCACTTGGTTTAGCGATTGGCACAAATGTCCAAGCATACGATCAAAATCTTACTACCTTTGTCAATGTCTTTACCCTGCCTACAACAGATGGTACAGCTAACCAAGTATTAGCTACAAACGGATCTGCAACTCTTTCATTCGTAGCTGGCGCTACAGGCGATGTAACCACTACAGGTACACAGACCCTTACCAACAAGACTTTGACCGATCCTGCGATCATTGGAACGATCTTAGAGGACATCTTTACGATTACCGATGGCGCAGCGTTTGAGATTGATCCAGGCAACGGCTCTATCCAGTTAATTACCCTAGGCGCAAGCCGTACACCTAAAGCTACTAACTTTGCCAATGGCGAGTCTGTAATCCTAATGGTAGACGATGGCTCTGCTTATACGCTGACTTGGACTGATACTACATTTGGAGCAAGCGGAGTAGTTTGGAAAACAAACGCTGCTGCTGCTCCTACGCTAAATACTAGCGGATATACTGCAATTACATTGTGGAAAGTTGGATCACAAGTTTATGGTGCGAGGGTTGGCGATGCTTAATAAAAAAGCACTAGCTGGCACACCTAGTACACCACCTGTATTTGTAGAAGATGTATTTAGTACTTACTTGTGGGATGGAAACTCTACCGCAAGAAGCATTGTTAATAACATTGACCTAGCTACTTATGGTGGAATGGTTTGGGCAAAATACAGAGACGCTTCTAGTAATCGTTTATACGATACTAATAGAGGCGCAACAAAACAAATTTTTTCAGATTTAACACTTGCAGAACGAGTAGCAGCACAGTCATTAACTTCTTTTAATACAAATGGATTTTCATTAGGAACAAGTCAACCAAACGATACTACTGCTACCGTTGTAGGTTGGACATTCCGTAAACAAGCTAAGTTCTTTGATGTAGTTACTTATACTGGTAATGGCGTAACAACTGGTAGAACCATAAGTCATAACCTTGGTTCTGCACCAGGAATGATGATTTTAAAAGTTATTGATTTAGCTGGTGATGATTGGTATGTGTATCACAGAAGTATTCCAACTTCATTATTAGCTTTAAATCTTACAAACGGTACTGGCTCCCCTCCAACAACGCCAAGCACTATTTTTGGAAATGGAACAATTACAGTTGCCCCTACAAGTACACAAGTTACTATTGGTGGCACAGCAAACTCTAACGGCTATAGCTATGTATTGTATTTATTCGCCCATGACGCTGGTGGATTTGGTACAGCAGGAACAGATAATGTAATTACTTGCGGTAGTTTTACTACGGATGGTAGTGGTAATGCCACAATTAACCTTGGGTATGAACCACAGTATTTAATGTTTAAGCGTTCAGATTCAACAGGAAATTGGTTTGTTACAGATATAATGCGAGGGTTTTCAAAGACAAACAATCAACTTTTGCAACCAAATACAAGTGGTGCAGAATTTTCAGCAAATTGGGGTAGCCCAACAGCAACTGGGTTTACTTTTGACCAAGGCAATCTTTCTCCTAGTGCTACATACATCTACATGGCAATCCGTAGAGGACCAATGAAAGTGCCTACAGATGCTACTACTGTGTTTAGTCCTATTGCTTCTTCGGCTGCATCAGAAACAACATTAACAACTGGATTCCCAATAGATTTTCAAATTGAAACATACAGAGATGGTGGCGATAATCGTTATGTAGCTGATAGATTAAGGGGAGTTAATACAACTGGGGTAAATGGCATGTCATCTCCTTGGTTAGCCACAAATACAACATCATCAGAAACTGCCAGTACAAATAGAGGCGTTTCCGATAGTTGGAATAATACTGGCTTTAAAATGCCTGGTGGTTTTGGTTCTACTAATTCTGTATTTTATTCATTTTCTCGCAGACCAGGATTCTTTGATGAAGTTTGCTATACAGGAACAGGAAGCGCAACAACTTTTAACCACAATTTAAATGTAGTGCCTGAAATGATGATTGTTAAAAGAAGAGATGGCGCAACAAATTGGGCTGTTTACCATTCTGCTCTTGGTAATACAAAATGGATTCAATTAAATGGTAATTCTGCAGCATCTACCGCATCTACAATTTGGAATAACACAACTCCAACTTCTTCAGTTTTTACTGTTGGATCATCTGCAACTGTTAATGGTTCTACTGCAACTTATGTAGCCTATCTATTTGCTACTTGCCCTGGTGTATCTAAAGTTGGCTCTTACACAGGCACAGGCGCTACTCAGACTATTAACTGTGGATTTACAGGTGGCGCTAGATTTGTATTGATTCGCAGAACAGATGACTGGGATGGTGGTAATCCGTCTGGCGATTGGTATGTATGGGACACAGCTAGAGGAATCATTGCTGGTAACGACCCTTACTTGTTGCTCAACAGCACAGCAGCCGAAGTTACTTCTACAGACTATATAGACCCAGTATCTTCTGGATTTGAGATTAGTTCTACTGCACCAGCTGCTATTAACGCTAATGGTGGTTCGTTCATATTCATGGCTATTGCATAAAGGAAAAATCATGTTAATTCGTATTCGTTCAACTGGCGCAACAATGTATGAGTCAGAGTTTAGGGCTAACAACCCAAACACTTCGTTTCCACCACAAATCTCTGTAGAAATCCTAAACGAGTTTGGTGCTGATCCTGTTCTTAATGGCGCACAACCTACACCAGGCTTTTATCAATTTGTAGTGCAAGATGGTGTAGAGCAGATCAACAATCAATGGTTTACTAAGTTTATCTGCGTAGACATGGATCAAGAAGCTAAAGACGCTAAAGATGCACAATGCAAAGCTGCAAATAAAGCTACAGCAGAGCAGAAGTTATCTGCTACAGATTGGACACAAGTAGCCGATGTGCCTTTGCTAAACAAACAAGACTTTGTGGATTATCGTGCTGCGGTTCGTGCTATTGCATTAAACCCACCAGTACAAGCTACATTCCCTGACCTGCCTGTAGAGCAATGGTAATGGCTACAATAGATAAAAACGAGGCAGCGTTATCTGCACACGAGGCGATATGTGCTGAACGCTATACAGGCATCAACGCTAGGTTAAAACGCTTAGAGCAAATTCTTATTGGTTCTGCTGCATTTATTATTGCTATTCTACTTTCTCTTATTCTTAAATTAAACTAAGACTATGATATATGTCCGATCAATTTGGGTTTTTAGAGGGCGCAAAGTCTGTAACAGGTAGCATGGATGCTAGTCGTGAGGCTAGTAAGTCAATAACTAAAAGTATTGTTGATGTACAAAAAGATGCAGCAGCAGTAGCGCAACAAAAAGACCTAGATCGTAAAAGACAAATACGAGAATCTCAGGTATTAAAAGAACAATACTTCAAACGAGCAATGATGGAATGGCAACGCCAAGAGTCCATCCGCATAGAAGAAGCTAAAGTAAAAGCTGATTTTATTAAAAAGCATGGCACTAAACGCTGGTCAGAAATAGAAACAATTAAACAAAAAATTGAAAGGCAAGACGATGAACTTAGTAAAGAGTTTAAAGAAGATTTGGCAAAGGTTCGTAGAGCAATGTTCATGTGCTATTTTGTGGCTGCGTTCATTGCTTACTACCTTACTTGGGGTCATAAAGGGTAAATAATGCTGACTCTTATCTCTACTGCGTTATCCTTTTTAATGGGTGGTTTGCCCAAGTTACTAGACTTCTTTCAAGACAAATCGGATAAGGCGCATGAACTAGAACTCGCTAAGATGCAGACAGAGCGAGAACTACAGATGCTAGAGCGTGGCTATATTGCACAAGCTAGGATCGAGGAGATACGCACAGATCAAATACAGATGCAAACACAGGCTGAAGAACGCTCTGCAATGTACCAGCACGACATCGAGATTGGTAAGGGTGCAAGCCAATGGATCATTAACCTAAGAGCCTCTGTACGCCCTATGGTTACTTATTTATTTGTATTCCTGTTGATTGTTGTAGACATTGCATCTATCTGGTGGGCTTGGTCTGTGGGCGCACCATTCGCTGAATCTGTTACCATGATATTTGACGATCAAGAAATGCAGATCCTAGCCTCTATCATTGCTTTTTGGTTTGGTACGCAAGCGTTTACAAGTAAGAAATGATTGACCATAAAGTTTTAGAAATGATTTCTCATCACGAAGGAATCCGATTTAAACCTTACCAATGCCCAGCACTACTTTGGACTGTTGGCGTAGGTCATGTCATAGACCCTAATCATGCTAAAGTTCCACTTGCAGAAAGAAAGGCTTTGCCCATTCCTAGTGGATGGGATAGAGTCCTAACAATGGGAGAAGTCGATGAAATTCTTGCTAAAGATTTGGCGAGGTTTGAAAGCGGGGTACAGCGATTATGTCCTAGTGGGCTTACTCCTGGTCGCTTTGGCGCACTTGTGTCTTTCGCCTTCAATGTTGGACTCGGTAATCTCCAAAATTCTACCCTTCGGATGAAACACAATCGAGGTGAATTTGATGGTGCTGCAGAGGAATTTATGAAGTGGAATAAAGCTGGTGGTAAAGAACTAAAAGGACTTACTACTAGACGCAAAGACGAAAGAGCTTTATACCTCTCATAAAATCTTTCCGTACTTAAACAAGGTGTTTTTATCTACTAAAAAAGCCTTTTTGATCTGACTATCTCCCTCACCAATAAACTCTACATACTGTAGTTTACTCAGGAATATGCACTTAAATATGTGCTTGACCGGCATGATGACAAACATCTGTCCATCGTAAAAAACCCAGTAATCAGCTTGGGTAGCCATTAACCCTGAGTCTTTCCCATACATCTCTATCTCTACAACGATATTGCCTGTGCGTTGGCTCATCGGGTCAAACTTTACCTCAACGGCTTTATCTATCTCTGGTATCCATATATCGTACCCTTTAAAAGCGCTTACAAGGGTCGCACAAGGGTATTTCTTGCGTAGGATAGATACAACCCTTTCCTCTATCTCTAAACCTCTCTGAAGGTCTTTATTAAAGCTCATAAAGCTACCCTAATCGGCAGGGGGGTAGCACTCCTTGTGAAAGAGTGGCATTGCGCCATGTGTCCCGATCTGACTCTTTTCTTAGTTACAAATTACATAGTTAGGGCAAAAGGTACAGATTGTTACTTTTCCATTTACTATGATGGTCTGTGTCTGACAAGCATACGCACTACTCATTAGTAACATATATGTCACTAATACTATAGTTATCTTTTTCATGTTATCTCCAAAAAAGTGGGTACTTTCTTACGATTTCCCCATAAGTGCTTGCCAGCATTAAAAAGGTATTTCATCATCCTGAATCTTAGGCATCTCGTCATCACCCCTAGCTTTAAAGTTACTTTGCTCTTTTGGTTTGCCAATCTTGCAAGATAAAAACTTTCCATGCGGTCCTTCTTTTATCCACGCATCAAACCAATGCTCAGTACCATTAACATTTATTGATCCTTTGTAATCGGAATGATTATCTTGTTCCTTCTTTGTGTTTTTGCTTAATGTGCCAGTATTTGTTTTATCAAATGCCATTATTTCCTCTCTTTCAGCTTGTTAATAGTTTCTTCCACTTCTTTCAGGAATCTTTTTACTTCTACTTCCATGTTGTCAATGTATTCCTGATCTCGATTGACACGCACTACAAACAACTGCAAATCCTCTGGAAGCCTAGGATCATAACTAACAAAATCACACCACTCTGCGCCTGTACAAGCCATCTGTGCCATCATCTGCGGTATGTGCTTGCTTGGTGCTTTGCCTTCTTCCATCCAATCTAGGTGGGTCGTAGTATTCGGGCACTTTATCTCAACCAATCCTTTTCCCACAATCCCATCTGGACTGCAACCAAACCATTCTACATTAGGATGATCTACAAATGCAACCTGAGATACATCGCTGTTTGTATGCAACTCGTATGCAACCCTAGCCAATGGCTCAGTAGCCGTACCCCATTCCATTGCTGCATTGGTAAACGACTCGCTTGGCTTGCCTGTTAGCCTTTGGGCTACCAACTCTATGCGGTAGTTCCTACGACTAGCAGATTCACCAGACTTGCCCTTAGACAACACATCCGCTACTCGGCTTGCAGTAACCTTACCAAGTCGTAGCTTATGCCAATCGTCTGTGCCTTGCACAATCGCATCCTCATAGCCTGGCTGATACGGAGCTTTCTCTAGTATCTCTTTATATGCTTCTTCTCTATCACTTGTAGTAAAAGTAGTCATTAGTGCGCCTTCTTAATATCGTTGTCAATCACATCGGGCTGGATAGATTTAGCCAAGTCAGCAGCTAAGTCATAACAAAACCCACTTCCTTCCACTTCTACCATAACAAACGAACCAGTTTGCTTTAACTTAATGGTAGCCTCAGACTCCTCGTCAAACTGATTTGTCATAGTTTTCTTTCGCAAGCACCTGTAAAGTTCTAGCCATTTCTTCTGTCGTTTTAGCTGCTTTTTCTGCCTCTTTCCAATTACCAGTAAGAGTATGTTTATAAAATAAATTTAATGCTAGTTTTGCATCTAAATACTCTTGGCTAAAATCTGTCATTTTTTTACTCTCTTTATACTGTTTGATGTTCTGTCAATTACTTCTTCTGGGTGGCAACGCTGTTGATCTATCATTTTAAACATATATTCAGAACTACAATCATCACACGCAGTACACCTTTCAGACGATCCTCGTTGATAATATTTCCAATCCCTATATTGCAAGCGATTAAAGAAACAGGCTGGAAACCAATCATTCTCTATCGTCATCTGGAATAGGCTCTTGGTTGTCTTTACGGATTAACTGATTCTCTGTGCCATTAATAATCCATTGGTCTAAAAATTCATCTGACATTAGATCGACTGCGCTATTCCATCCTTGCATAAAATAAAACTCAGCAACACGAATATAATCTGGCGGTAGGTCTTGGTCTAATATCAGCTTATTAAAAGCCTGGCGAGTAAATTTATTTGTTATCATTTTGGGCAACATCATCCAAAGTTTTATTAAACTTAGCTCTTAACTCTGCCCAGCGCTGCCTAACTTCTTCTTGCTCACTTGCTGGCACATAGTTGTACAACAGTCTCCAACGCTTAGTAATATCTGTGCCTGAAGTTGTGTAGATAAAATCTTCCATTATTTCTCCTTTTTACTATATTGAGATTTACTTGTTTTATTAAGACAGCTTTCACATTTCCAACGCATTACAGGTCTTAACCTACTGCCAGAGGCTACCAGTTTAAGATTACTAGCTGGCTTCTCAGCCTGACAAGAACTACACCACTTTTTGTCCATCCCAGCCTTCCTTTAAATATCCATATTCCGAAGAATCGCATACGGCTCTTGTATCTAAACACACATCGCACTTGTCCACCCATATTCTGTATTGATGGTCTTTCGGTCTGTGTGTCCCCCATTTGTCCCCACATTCTGAACATACATTGTCAGGCTGCTGATCCGCTAGTCTCATTTAACTTATCCTTTTGTACTTGATAAATAGTAGTTAATTGATCTCTAGCAGCTTTATTAGCCTGAAGTTCTTTATAATACTTAGCAAAGGCAACTTTAAGTTCGGCAGGGCTATCTATTGCCTGGAGTTTGGCGCAGTAGTCATCTGCAACAGAAGAATCTTCTATATCATTCCAAATATCTTCTCCAGCGTACAAAGACAATCCTAGACCATGTAGAGCAATTGCCTTGGCTAAAGCTCTTTGCATTGCAGTATTAACTGCAAATGCATCTGGATTAGGTATTGCTTTATTGCGATAGTCCATGACCGGCAACTGTGCTGTCATAGACTTGCCAAAAGCATTGACTGTACAAAATACCATTACAGTCTCGCCAAACTTCATCGGCTCACCATACGACCAAGTAGCAGTAGAGTCGTGCTGCAATAATGTATCTACAGCCCATGCCCAGGACAAGTAAGACAGTCCATTCTTCTTTTCTATCTTTTCCGATACATCAATCTTTCGTAGTTCTAAATATTTACTCATAACATTGCCTCGTTTTCTGCATCTGATATTGCTTTGTTTTCCCAATAAGTATAGATAGCACTTGTAATCATTAAGCCAATTGTTGCTTTATCGCCACGATCCCAAGCATCTTTAATCGTATCCCAATGCTTTGCTAAGGCATCCTCAGTCACAGCCTCAGTAAAGTTATGGTAATTGCTTGGATCATATTCTTTACGCAACTTAGCCTCTGCTGCCTCGCTAATCATATCGCCATAAGCGCATTGTTGTTCTACATCAAACGCTGTAGTTCTTTCTTGGTAGTCCATTAGCTGATCCCCCCAGTTTTATAGATATAAGCAAACATAGCTGGTGCAAGCATAAGTATTGCTGCCACAGCCCCCCAAAACAAGTCCTTCCATTCACCTCTGTAGTCTTTCATTTTTTACCTTTCACAGTTATGAGCGACTGCCCATGTAGAAACAATAATCCTAAATGTAGAGATTTGCAATATAGGGATATACCCTAATGTAGAAGTGTTGTAGAATTACTACTACATAAGGAGAAAACATGGCAGATAAACAACCATTCGATAAGCTATTAGAGGTCTTTGGCAGCTACAAAGGCATATCCGAGGCTCTAGGTATCAAGTATGTAACTGTGTACGCCTGGTTCATGCGTAATGGCATCCCAGAAAAGCACCACGACACCATTATTGCTAAATCCGATGGCAAAATTACAAAGGATGATCTTGTCTAGCCTTAACCAAAGGACAATAACCCTACTAGAAGAAAGGGGATATGTGTGCGATACAGTCGAATCTTACAACGCCTTTACCAGGCGAAAAAAAGACTTATTTGGACTATTCGACATACTGGCTATTGGAAAAGGCGAAACTATAGCAATTCAGCTTACTTCCAAAAGCAATATGTCAGCAAGAATAAAAAAAATAAGCAACTCCCCTTTCCTAGCAGAAGTATTAAGATCCAAGTGGAGAATCTTAGTAATTGGGTGGTTCAAAAAGCCCAATGGAAGGTACGATTACAAAGAGTTTGAGTTCTAATTACCGCAAATGCGGTGAATGGTTTATAATTACAGCAGCAGATTGAACCCTGTTTGTATTAATCCACAAGACCCTATAGGGTAGCTTTGAGCATTTAGCAAAAGTCGTGGATTCTTTTGTTAAGTGGGTTCAACTTAGAGCTACCCTATGGGGTTTTTCTATTTCTGCTCGCACCCCAAGCGTATAAAGTGCTTAAATCGGCAGCGTGGGAGAAAAGATAGGCTCACTACCAGGATGGCAAGCCTCGCAGACTTAAATGGGTACTGCACAAGTTTGTAGATCAAGGGTGATATACACATCTACAAATGAGCGAACATTATCTTAGGAAGGATTAGTCTCTATATCTGGTAGAGATGGATCAGGTGATAAGGCATATCACCCAAAGTAAGCTATTGTCAAAATGTTACATAAACATTACTTTAGGATAGCTAACGCTACATTTATGTTTCTTATTGTTTACAAAAACCCATAAAATTGCATGAAATATTAATAAAACTAAGTCATTGCATTTGTAGATAATCTACATTATGATTCTACAAAAGGAGATCATTATGCTAGATTACCCCAGCAACCTACAAGGTGTTAGCCAAGAGATTTTTACAAAGCTAATGATGGCTCAATACGAGTCTGTAAAAGACATTATTAACCATGTCAAACCCAAACCCCTTACAGAAGAAAAGATATTAGATTTAATCGGTGAACTTAGTAAACTAGATGGTGAGTTTACTTTTGAGTCATTCTGGCTAAAGTATGCAAGACTAATCGAAAAAGCTCATGGAATCAATTAGCTACATTACCTGTACGCACAACAAAAAGATATTAGAAGAATGTCTACTAATGTCGCTGACATTAAAAGATGACGATGAGTTAATTGTTGTAGAGAATTCTAAGTCTATTGCAGAAGGCTACAACACAGCAATAGAAAGAGCTAAAAACAAAATTAAGTGTTTTATTCACCACGACATTATTGTTACTAATCCCATCTTGCTACGCATGAATCTAATAGCGTATTGCACAGAGGATATTGGCATGGTGGGAGTAATAGGTAGCAAGACAGATATAGTCTCTTGGTGGGATGGAGAGGGGATTGGAAGCGCAGTAGATACTCGTAAAGGGATAATCTACTTTAGCGAAGGTAAAGACTTCTGCGAGCATTTAGATGGCATTGTGTTGGCTACCTGCCAAGATGTAGAGTTCGATGAATCTATACCAGGCTTTCATTTATACGACCAAGACATCTGCAAGCAAATGACATTAAAAGGACTAAGAAACTTCTGCGTAAGAGAGGGCTACAGAATCGTCACACACTTTACTAGCGCACCAAGCAACCTTATTCAAATCAACGGATATGCAGATGCAGCAAATGTTTACAGAAAGAAATGGCATGATCCTAGTTAAGTGGTTAGGCACAATACTGTGTTTAGCTGGTATCTTGCTGACCAGCTTTAATTTCTTTCCAGCCAACATTATTCTTGGTCTTATTGGAAGCGCATTGTGGACTGTAGCAGCTATATACACTAGGGATATACCCCTATTACTTGTAGAGGTAGTTTCAGTATTATTCTACTTATCAGGAATCGTTGTCTTTATTTGGAGAGTATATGGATATTAAATGTAAGTTGATAAAAGAATTGCCAGACGGATCAGCCATTGTTACCATGGAGATGGATGAAGAAGCAAAAGATTGGTTGATCGGTGAAGGCTTTGTAGCGGTGCTGAAAGAAGCAATAACGCATAGTAAGTCTTTGGTAACACCACAAATGCTAAAAGTTGCAAAGACAAAGGGAAAGAAAAAATGAAAATTATCCAATCCGAGTTTTGGCATATTCTACAAAAGCACATTAAGGCAAGAAAAGCAAAATGAGTTTTGAAACATTTTGGTCTATGTACCCTAGAAAGATTGCCAAAGGTGCTGCACTAAAAGCATGGCTAAAGCTAACACCGCTAGATCAACAACTGGCGATAGATGCCTTGCCTAACCATGTTAAGCATTGGGAACTAAAGCAGACAGAGAAAGACTATATTTGCCACCCAGCTACTTGGCTTAACGGCTGGCGATGGTTGGATGAAATAGACTTAACACCAAAGAAAGAAAAGCAAGATATGTCTTGGATGGTTACAAACGAAGGCATAGAGAGAAAAGCAAAAGAGCTAAATGTTCTAGGCAATGGATACGATACTTACTACACACTAAAACAAAAATGCCTACAGAAAATGGGAATCAACTTGCAATAGATACATATAGCGAAGCATGGAGAGCAGAGTGCGAAGCAAGAGAAGTATTAAGTTGGAAACTTGCAGATCGTAGAAAGTTCTTAGTAGAGGTAGAGAAACACAGAGGCTTAAAAGGCAGACAGAAACTAGAGGAAGAAATACTACGATTATGGAATCTCCGCACAAAGCAATCGAATACATCATTACAAACTCAGGAAAGTACGCAGAAGCCAAGGCAAACCGAGTTTATATTGAGCAGTTCCTAAAAAGCAAAAAGGCTATGTTAATGGCTGAAACTGCTGGAAAGAGTGTTGCTGCTGCCGAGGTAGATGCTCTGGCACACAAAGAATACATAGAGCTATTGGAAGGGCTTAAAGAAGCCATAGAGGTCGAAGAAAAGCTAAAGTGGATGCTGACCGCAGCGCAAGCTAAAGTCGAGGTATGGCGCAGTTTAGAGGCTTCTGCAAGGATTATGGAAAGAGCCACGCAATGAGCGATCCATTTAAAATACTTGAGCCAACTGTTATTAGTTTTAGCGGTGGCAGAACTTCTGCTTATATGCTCTGGAGAGTATTGCAAAGCAACAATGGACTTCCAGACGATGCAGTTGTTTGTTTTGCCAACACAGGAAAGGAACACGAGTCTACACTTAAATTTGTAAATGATTGTGAAAAAAATTGGAAAGTTCCTATTGCTTGGCTAGAATACCAAGACGCAGAAGAATCAAAAGATAGATGGAAAAAGGTTACTTATGAAACAGCAAGTAGAAATGGTGAGCCTTTTGAAGCTGTAATTTTAAAAAAACAATACTTGCCAAATCCAGTTACAAGGTTTTGCACAATAGAATTAAAAATACGAACTATTGCCAATTATTTGTTTTCTATTGATTTTGTAGAAAAAAGATCGCATGGAGAAGATATAAGCTGGGTTGGAATAAGGGCTGATGAGCCAAGAAGGGCAGCAAAAATAGCGGATAAATCTAGGATTCCATTGTGGAGTGCTGGTATTACAAAAGAAATCGTTGGGGAATTTTGGAAAAATAATTCTTTTGATTTAAATTTACCAAATATAAATGGGGTAACAATGCATGGCAACTGCGATCTTTGTTTTTTAAAAGGTTCAAAAATAGTGCAAAGTCTTATACACGAAGAACCATCAAGAGCAATTTGGTGGGCAAAAATGGAAAAAACAATAAAAGATATACATCCAGAATACAACAGCACAGGAGCAGTATTTAGGCTTGATAGAGCATCTTATTCAGAAATGATGAACTACGCTAACAAGCAATCAGACTTTTTTGGTAACGATGAAACAATACCTTGTTTTTGTGGGGACTAATGAACAAAAGTGAAAGAAAAAGAAATGACAATATTGCAAAACTTGGTTGCGTCTTATGCTACTACATGGGCATCAATGACACCCCCGCAGAGCTTCACCATGTCAGGCGATTCGGTGGTAAAAGATCCCTCGCACCCATACTCCCTTTATGTACCGAGCATCATCGAGGTAATACAGGTGTGCATGGACTCGGAGCAAAAGGATTTGAAAAACACCACCAAGTAGAATTCAATACACTTTTAGATATAGTTGAGTCAAAGCTCCAAGGGATCAAAGCCTAACTCGTTAGCTACCATTTTGGCACGATGCTTAAAGGTCTTATCGTGTTTTTGCCATGCACAGGTAGAGGTTTCCCATCGACTAGCATGAATCATCTCATGCGCCATTGTCCTAATCACAGTCTCTAAGAAACCACATCTAGCAGCAGAGATAGTAATAATATGCTCATGCTTGCCACCATCATCGTACAAGTATGTACCCATTACATCGGGATCAAAATCAACAATAAACTTGATCTGCTCTGGCAAAGGCATATTCCACTTATCAAAAGGCTCACACACCACAAGCATGGTGTAGATATTCTTTAAAATAGTAGAGGTCAGTTTCATACTTTTATTAACTTGCCACGAAAATAAATTAAACCCTCATCCTCGTTGATAACTTCTGCAAGCTCTGGTGGCATCATCTTGCCATTGATAAAGGTCAAGATTGCAAAACCAGCTCTCCAGTTGACTGGATTTTGTTCCGTATAACTGAACTGATTGTCCTTAATACAAGCCATAGTGCCAGTATCTACCCCATACCTTGTGCCTGTGTAGTCAGTCCAAGGCGTTACTTTTAAAGAATGTAAATGACCTGTAACAAAACTTGTGCCTGATTTCATCGTATTGTTATAAACAGCATGAACCCCGTTATGCCATCGGTGTTTTATCATGCAAGTCTGGTTGACCATAATTGCCCAGTACCACTTCCAATGAGGCGTGTGATCTGCAATATCAAAACCCTTAATGCCTTCATATTGTGGAAGGACATTAGACAATTTGCCTGAAAATCTTAGATCATGGTTTCCAATCGTAATCATCAATTTGCAGCCAGGTGGTCGTACTTTTTCAATATCCCCTAGTCGTTCCTGAATCTCGTCTAGTTCTTCTTTGACTGTAGGACTTTTTTGCCAACCAATACGATGATGGGCTGAGATACTAGCAAAGTCTGCTATGTCTCCATTCAAAATGACAATTTTTGGCTTTAGATACTTTACAAACTCTACAAACCCTCTGTGAGCTGTCGTTACATAATCAGGGTTGTAATGGCAATCAGAGCCAACTAAGATAACTCCATTGTCTATTGTGATGTTGGCTTGCATTTGCTCATCGGGAATGTAAATCTTAGGCATCCCACTAGGAGTCAAAGCATCTAAAATAATGTCGTATTTTTGCTCTATAGTTCTGCGTCTTTTTAAAGTATTACGAACACTCAGCTCTATAACTTTGCTAACTTTTTCGGCTGATTGATGTTCTTTCCAAAGTGCAATAAATTCATCATCGGTGCAAGCTTTACGCATATATACCTTAAAGTAGTTAAGACATTGATATACTACACTTTTTTTTGTTACAATTCTACATATTATAACTTAGTGTAAATATATGGCTAAAGACGCTTTAGATTCTAGGTTACAAAACTGGGCTTGGTATCTATCGTATGGGGTAATTGGTCCACAACCTGACACCACTTGCCGATCCTTTGAAAAGAACTATGTACCCGAACTAGGTAATCTTTATACCGATCAAGAACCACACTACGAGCCAGACCAACTCGATGGCGATTTAATCGAGCAGTCGGTCAAAGGACTACCCTTACAGCATCGTAGAATATTAAAAGCTCGTTATGTTAGCCACCCATACGCTAGTCTTGGTCAACTATCCCATCACCTAAGAATGTCAGCGCATAAGCTAGAATTAGAAATTGGATATGCAAAGCGTAGATTACAAGACATCCTCGACAAGAGAGCCAAGTGCAAAGACCTTGAGAATATGCTCAAGGTGCAAGATACGCAAATCGACTGAGCATGGACATTTAGAAATCTACAATAAGGGGATTAATGAGCGATTTGTCTGCCAAGAATGTGCCAATCGTCATAGCTACAAAGACCGCTAAATGCTTGCCTGTGCTGTTTGCGAGCATAGATCAGTATGTGCCATTAGAAGTGGAAGTAATCGTCTCTGGGAGCGATCTAAGGCTTCCTAGGCACAAGACTATTAATTTGCCTAACTATGGCAAGTCTTTTGGTGAAAGTTACAACTATGTAGTGAACTATGCTTTTACCAAGCATGACCATGTAATCGTGGCAAATGACGATATAGTGGTAAACCCTGACTCTTATACAAGACTTGTAGATGACTACATTAACCTGTTAGACGCAGACATAGGTTGGATGTCGGCAAGATCAGACTACGCTAGGGGTGAACAAAACATTAGGATTTGGTCGCAACTTAATGGGATTCGATCTGTAGAAGAAGAACAGATTGTAGAAACAGATGTTATTAGCCCATTATTTGCACTTATCTCAAAAATGAGATGGATCGATTACCCACCGATCAACTGGTATTCGGATGACATTCAATGTTTAAAGATGCGCTATGCTGGTGCAAGGCATTTTGTTTCTACAAGCTATGTCCACCATGTCGGCAGTTCTACTATTGGGATGGATCATAAAAAGAATAATGCAGAAGCGATGGAATGGATGAAAGACAACGAGCCAGAGTTCTATGAGTTCTTTCTTGCATAAATACAAAAAAGCAATTAAAATAGTCGTGGGCAAGTACGCCCATTTTTTTTATGGGTGATACATGAAAATTGCTATCGGTTTACTAGACGAGATGGACAAGGAAGAAGAAAAAGAAGAATACCTTGTTAGCCCAGAAATGAATAAAGAGATGGTAAAAGCATTAGAGAAAACGCACCATTTCGGCTATCCAAGCGAAAAATTGGCTAAATTTTGGGGTATGGAAGTAGATGAAGTACAGTTTTATCGCTGCGGAAACTGCAAGTATTTCTGTGATACTCCTGAAGCAATCGAGGCTGTACAGGCTGAGATTCCTACTTCAGATGGCTATTGCAAGAAGTATGAGTTTGCTTGTATGTCTGAAAAAGTCTGTGATTCTTGGGAAGGTGAAGAAGAAAAAGACGAAGGAGAAGAAGATTGAAACAGGGTCTTTACGCTAATATTGCAGCAAAACGAGAGCGTATCAAGGCTGGATCTGGCGAAAAGATGCGTAAGCCAGGAACAAAAGGCGCACCTACAGCAAAGGCTTTTAAACAAGCTGCTAAAACAGCTAAACCAGTAAAGGCTAAAAAATGAAAATGACCAAAGGGCAGAAGAAGGTTGGCAAGGTAATGAAAGAGTACAAATCAGGTACTCTACATTCTGGCAAAGGTGGTAAGGTCGTTAAGAGTCCTAAACAAGCCATCGCAATCGCACTAAGCGAAGCTGGAATGGCTAAGAAAAAGAAGAAATGATCAAAAAAGGTAAGGAAACATTCTCAGGCTACAACAAGCCAAAGAAAACTCCTAACCACCCTACTAAAAGCCATGCAGTATTAGCTAAAGTGGGGGAGACAGAGAAACTAATACGCTTTGGTCAGCAAGGTGTAAGCGGTAGCCCAGCACGAAAGGGCGAGTCAGAGGCAGACAAAGCCAGACGCAAGAGCTTTAAGGCAAGACACGCAGAGAACATAGCGAAGGGTAAACTTTCAGCGAGTTGGTGGGCGAATAAGGTCAAGTGGTAAGAACTCTTAATATCGGTAGTGGCAAAGACTTCAAAGAGGACTGCTTAAACGCAGACATCCAAGAAGAAAGAAAGCCAGACTGGGTACTAGATATTACTAAAGTACCTTGGGGGGAGACTATCTCTACAAGATTCGGAGAGATAAAAGTAGAAAAAGGAATGTTTAGCAAGATCATTGCTAACGATGTCCTAGAGCATATTACAGACCTAATACCAGCAATGGCAAACTGTAGAGACTTGCTAGACGATAAAGGCGAGTTTCACATCAGCGTACCGTATTATCTCAGTTTAGGAGCATGGCAAGACCCCACCCATGTCAGAGCGTTCAATGAGAATAGCTGGCTATATTACTGTGAATGGGCATGGTATTTAAACTGGGAAGAAAGATTTTGGACTAAGCTGATTGAGTTCAGACTTAGCGACTTAGCAAAAGAAATGGATATAAACAAAGGCACAGCATTACTTATGCCTAAGATGATTGACCATATCCATGTCATTCTTACAAAGTATCCTGTAGAACAGGAAACTAGATTCGCATAAAGGATAACTATGGCAAGCCTATTAGATCTGGCAGATGCCCGACTAAGGGGTTTGCTAGATATACCTACACGAGCAGCTAGAGCAATCGTAAACCCTACATTGTTTAGCGGTTTGCTTGGCGCACCAACATTGCCAAAAGAGCAAGGGTTTGCAGAAGCAGCATTTGGATTACCAGCACAAACAGAAATGTCGGTGCTAGACCCTAACCAAGCAGCTTATATGCAAGGCTACTCTCAAGGAGAGCCATTAGCATATTTAGGCATGGCTGCGCCATTTGCAGCACCAGCAGCAGTCGCTGGAGCAAAGGCAGTAGCTCCGAAAGCTGGAATGGCACTAGAAGGATACATGGCTCAACAAGGACTTCTACAAAATATAGTTCCTGTCTCTACAGCACGAGACATAAAGATGCCAGTTTCATTGCCAGCAGACGAAACATTCAGAAAAGCTGTAGAAAACACACCAGGAGCAAGCATTACAGACGAAGGTCTAGTAATGAATGTTATGCGTAAGCAAAAGCCCCAACAGGCAGAAACAGAGTCTGTAAGAGGCGGTGTGTTCTATTTGCCAGAAGGTTCTGCGAGCATGAAACATTATGGCGGGACACACTTTTATGGTGGAACAGAAAAAATAAGTGGTGAAACTCTCTATAAAAACCCATTGTTTGTAAAAGGTGCAACAGGCGGTAAAGCACCAGAAGCAGCTTACGATCAGTTGATGGGTAAAGGCGCATATAAAGAAATGCGTAATGACGCTTTAAGGGTTAGGCATCCTGATTTAATAAGTGATAAAAGATACAATTTATCCGATGCAATAACACCTGAACAATTTTTAGAAAAATATGCACCAGACTTAAAAGGAATGGGCGATTATATTTTCTACAATTCAAGAGAAGGCAATCAATTAGCTTATGCCTTACAAGAGGCTGCTGTAGCCCAAAAGGTAAGAGATTCTGGATACGATGCTGTTCTTGGTTATTCAAAGAAAAAGTCTGGCGATCCTGTGTTGTCAGAAGTATTCGATGTAAGGGAAGCAATTTACCCATCAAGGTTTGGCGATTACAGACTAATGGATAAGTTTGAAGGTCTTTTAGAATAGTTGTAAAATAACAACAGTCATCACCCATGACCCAATAGGAATGGAATGAATGGAAAACTCTACAGAAAACAATACTCTACAAGTTGAGCCAACAAATAAAGGTGGCGCACCATTAGGCAATCAGAATGGTAGGAAAGGTAAGCTCTTTTACGACCAGTTAAGGGTTGCTTTAGTACAAGAAGATAAGAAGCGTCTACGCAATATCGCAGAGAAGTTAGTTAAAGCTGCTGAGAACGGAGATGCTTGGGCAATCAAGGAAGTCATAGACCGAGTAGATGGTAAAGCTATTCAGGCTACTGAGATTTCAGGAGCAGATGGCGCAGACATTTCCGCATTGCAGACTATCAACATTGTGCTAAAGAAGCCTGATGGAAGTTAATTTCGAGTTCCCTGAAAAGCTAGGGTTCTTATTCGACAAAAGCCGATACAAGGTTCTGTACGGTGGGCGAGGATCAGGCAAGTCTTGGGGTGTAGCTAGAGCGTTGATTAGTATTGCTCTACAGCGACCAGTCAGAGTCCTATGCGCTAGAGAGTTTCAAAACAGTATCTCAGACTCAGTACACGCTCTGTTAGCAGATCAGATCAAGAGCATGGGATTAGAAGGATTCTTTACAATACAGAATACAGCGATCTACGGAGCTAATGGCTCAGAGTTCTTATTTGCTGGTCTTAAACACAACATTACTAAGATCAAGTCGTTTGAGGGTGTAGACATAGCATGGGTGGAAGAAGCCCAGACCACTTCTAAAAGCTCATGGGATGTATTGATTCCTACGATTCGTAAGGAAGGCTCAGAGATATGGATGACATTCAATCCTGAGTTAGACACAGATGAGACTTACAAGCGCTTTATCGTAAACCCACCAAGTAATGCACAAGTAAGAAAAGTAAACTGGTCTGACAATCCTTGGTTTCCACAAGTCTTACGAGACGAGATGGAAGACCTCAAGGCTAGAGACATGGATGCCTACCTCAATGTATGGGAAGGCAATACACGACAAGTATTAGATGGCGCAGTTTACGCTAATGAGCTGCGTAAGGCGCAAGAAGAAAACAGAATCAAAGATGTATTGCTAGACCACTCTGTACCAGTATCTACATTCTGGGATATTGGTTGGGCAGATATGACTAGCATTTGGTTTGTGCAAACCATACCTGGTGGCGAAGTAAGGGTGATTGACTTCTATCAAGATTGTCAAAAGCCTATCGACTACTACACAGCGTTACTGCAAACCAAAGGCTATACATACCGAGATCATTGGTTGCCACACGATGCCGAGCATAAGAACATGACAGGTAAGAGTGTTAAGGACATTATGGAAACGATGGGATTCCCAGTACGGATTACTCCTAAGTTGTCCGTAGCCGATGGAATCAATGCAGCTCGTATGCTGCTTAACCGTTGCTACATAGATCAGACACGATGTGCAGAAGGGCTACAAGCATTGCGACATTACCGCTATGATGTAGATCCAGACACTAAGATGTTTAGCGACAAACCTTTACATGACCAACATAGCCATGCAGCAGACGCTTGGAGATACGCTGCGGTTGCGTTGGATGAGAAACCGTTTGATTGGAAGAAACCTATCCAAGTCAACACAAGGTGGATCACATGATTGATCTACATTTGGGCAATTGCTTGGAAGTAATGAAACAGATACCAGATAAGTTTGTAGATGCGGTTATCTGTGATCTGCCTTATGGTACTACTGCTTGTAAGTGGGATAGCGTTATACCTTTTGAGCCGTTATGGGTGCAGTACAAGCGTTTAATAAAAGATGACGGAGCTATTGTTTTGTTTGGTTCAGAACCATTTAGTTCTAAACTAAGACTAAGTAATTTAGATTTATTTAGATATGATTGGGTTTGGGAAAGTAACAGAGCGCCAAATTTTGTTTTTGGCAATAAACAACCATTAAAAAAACATGAACTGATTAGTATCTTTTATAAAAAACAACCAACATATAAACCACAAAAAACAAAAAATCCAAAAGGTATAGAAAAAAGGCATTTATATAAATCAAGCAAAACTATTGGTGGCGTAGAAGTTAATACAAATGCACCATTATTTGCATCGGCTGGTGTAAATTATGAGCCAGATATGTTATTACCAAAATCAATTATATATTTTGCTAAAGAACATAAACCAGTTCATCCTACGCAAAAACCTGTAGATTTGCTTAAATACCTAGTAAAAACATATACAAACGAAGGCGATACCGTACTAGACAACTGCATGGGTAGTGGCACTACTGGTGTTGCTTGTAAGAATTTGAATAGAAAGTTTATCGGCATAGAACAAGACCCGACATACTTTCAAATAGCAAAAGAGAGAATAAATGGATCAGCTTAAACTAAGAAACCTGATTGATACGGAGATAGATAACGCTATTGGTTATCTTGAGACCGAGACTACAGAGGATCGTAGGAAGGCACTCGACTATTACTTACGCAGACCTTATGGCAACGAGATCGAAGGTCGTAGCCAAATCGTTACAGGAGAAGTAGCAGAAGTCATTGATGGTGCATTACCTCAGTTAGTCCGAGTTTTTACCGCATCAGACGATATTGTTCGGTTTGAGCCAAAAGGTCCAGGAGACGAAGCTGGTGCTAAACAAGCTACCGAGTATGTCAACTGGGTATTCTATCGGGATAACGAAGGCTTTCTAGTTCTACATAACTGGTTCAAGGATGCGCTTCTACAAAAGACTGGTGTCGTTAAGGCTTACTGGGATACCAAGATCCAAGTCACCAAAGAAGAATACCAAAACCTGACAGACGATGAGTTAGTTCTCCTGTTGTCTGATGGCACACGAGAGATCGTAGAGCAAGACACAATAGAAGAAGTGGTTGGCACAGATCCAATGGGTATGCCAATCGTAATGCGAGCGCACAATGTTAAGGTCAGCAAGAAAACGACTGCTGGTAATGTGGTTGTAGAGAATGTGCCACCTGAGGAGTTCCTGATCTCCAAAAGAGCAAGGAATATCGAAGATGCTCCTTTTGTGGCACACCGTAAGCTAACGACTCGTTCCGAGTTAGTGGCAATGGGATTCGATCCTGAGATTGTTTCAACCATTCCATCATCTACAGACCTAGAGTTCAGCCCAGAGCGCACAAGTCGCTTTGACCAATCCGAGCAGCCAGACGATCAGTCGATGGACTCCACAATGGAAGAGGTCGAAGTGTTCGAGTGCTATGTTCGTGCTGACATGGATAACGATGGGATTGCCGAGTTACGCAGAGTAGTCTACGCTGGCAATGAGATTCTGAGCGATGAGGAAACGGATTACATTCCTTTCCATGCTGTTTGCCCAATTCCGATCCCACACAAGTTCTATGGTAGCTCGTTGGCTGATCGTGCAATGGACATCCAGTTGCAGAAGTCCACGATTACCCGTCAGATGCTCGATAACTTGTATCTGACAAACAATGCTCGTATGGGCGCAGTAGAAGGTCAAGTCAACATTGACGATCTGTTATCTGTAGCTCCTGGTGGCATTGTTCGGATGAAGAATCCAAATGCGGTTGTTCCTCTAAATGTACAGCCAGTAGCTAATCAAGCGTTTCCAATGTTGGAATACTTAGATGCAGTACAGTCTAAGCGTACAGGTGTTAGCGATGCACAACAGGGATTAAACCCTGACATCCTACAGAATGTTACGGCTGCTGCTATTGCAGCAACAGTATCGGCTGCTGGTGGCAAGATCGAGTTAGTAGCTCGTATCTTTGCAGAAACAGGCGTTAAGAGCCTTTTCAAAGGTATCCTACACTTAGTCACCAAGTACCAAGACAAGCCCCGTATCATTCGTTTAAGAGGCAAGTACGAGCAGATTGATCCTCGTACATGGTCAAATCAGTACGACTTGTCTATCTCAGTAGGTCTAGGCACAGGCAACAAGCAAGAACAAATGGCTATGTTGCAGATGGTAATGGCTAAGCAAGAGCAGATTTTACAGAATTATGGTCCAGCTAACCCACTCGTATCAGTCGGTCAATACCGCACTACGATGGCTAAGTTTATCGAGGCTGCTGGCTTCAAAGATGTGGCAGAGTTCTTCAAAGAAATCCCACCAGAGGTCGATCAACAGCTATCTAACCCGCCACCACAAGAGCAACAAGTCGATCCAACAGTACAAGCAATGATCGCTCAGTCTCAGGCACAGATTCAAATTGCCCAACAAAAGGCAATGGCAGATGTAGAAGCAGATAGACAAAAGGCACTCGCTGATATTCAGTTAGCAAGAGAGAAAGCAGCAGCAGAAATCCAGTTAGCAAGGGAAAAAGCAGCAGCACAGTTAGAACTGAAGAAAGCCGAGTTTGAAGTAGAAGCACAGCTAAAAGCAGCCAAAGTTGGTGCTGGCATAGCATCTAATGTGGAGATACCAGGATAATGGCATATAGTGACGCTCAAGTAGCACAAGCAATCGCAGCATCGGTTGCTCAAGGCTTTACAGTAGACCAAGCGATTCAAGGTGGTGTTGCTAACTATGGCATTTCGCCAGCGCAAATGAACTCAGCAGCAGCACAATACATATCGCAAGCTCAAACAGGCTCTAATGCAAATGCTGGTGCTATTGCAAGCGCACTAAATAGTGGCTCATCTGTTCAGCAAGTACAGAATCAATTAGCTCAATCAACGCAAGGTCAAAACTTTGATACGCAAGCTCTTACATCTATTTATCGTCAAACAGTAGGTAGAAACCCTACACAAGACGAGTATCAGTATTTTCAGTCTTTAGGTCAAAGCCAAGGACTGTCGGCAGACCAATTAAGAGATGCAGTACGAACAGCAGCAACAATAGAGCGTCAACAGCGTGGCATTACTCAAGACTTTACAAATCTAACATCGGCAGACTTTGAGGCTGATCCGTTTGGTGGTCGTTATGCAACACAAAGCATCTATGGATTGCCAGCCAATGCAGTTAATGTATCTAGCGTTGATGGCAGACAAACTCAGTTTGTTAATCCTATTACGCAACTTGCAGTTATCAGCAACTTTACAAACAAAGGTGCTGGAACAACGAATCAGTTTACAGACGCACAAGTAGCAGCTTATTTGCGTGATAATGCCTTTAGCAATCCAGCACAAGTAAACCAAGCATTAACCATGTTTGGCATTGATGCACAACAACTTAGCAAAGCAGCAGACCTATTAGCCAAAAACGATCCAAGCGTTAACGCAGCTACACAGGCTTATGCAAACGCAATTAGGGCTAACCCATCAGCAGTAGCAGAAAACGCTGCAGCAGTAGCAAGGTCAACAGCATATACATCAGCGCCAGGAGTAGAAACATTAAGCGTACCAAGGGTAACTGAGGCTGTTAATCGTGCTTTCCGAGCTGGATCGCTTACAAGAGCAGAGTACAGCGATATCGTTAATTCATTATCTAGGGCTACTAACCCAGCAGACATTAGAAACATTCTTGCCACACCAAAAGGATCGGTAGTTATTGATGCAATTTATGGTCAGCAAACAGGCGAAGCAAACGATCTAAACGCAGCATTGGCAGAAGCAAGACAAAGACAGGCAGTATTGTCAGCACAAGATCCTGGTTACTATCAAGCAAGCGATGAACTAGGCAGAGCGTATCAAGCTGCTGGGCTAAACTTCCCATTTATGACTGATACATATCGTGCTAATACAATGATGACGCAAAATAATGTATTGAATCAGCAAAACTTTAATCAGCGCATTAACGAGTTGTTATCGTCATTAGGTCAACAGTTTGGCGGTGCAAATACAATGCAAACACCATTAACAGGACAGTATTACAGCGAAACAGGTCTGCAACCAGGATTTAGACCTGTAGGCACAGAAGGCACAATGTTCCGTAGTGGAGTTGCTGGTTATGTTCCACAAGCACAGTTACCAACAGGATTTACATTTGGTGCGCCACCAGTAAACGCTACATTCCAGCAATACAGACCAGGAGCGTTCCAACCAGAAGGAGTAACAACTGGTGGATTTATTACTGGATACGATGCAAACCAACAACCTATTTACTCTACCTATAACAATCCTAATGTGAATGTTGGTGGTGTGCCATCAACCTTGAATCCATTTACAAACCAAAACCAAGAACTTCAAAATATGTTTACTGCACTTAAACCGCTTGTTACTTCAATTCAAGCAAACTAAGGATAAAAATTGGCTAAAGACCAAAGAGCTAGAGGTTTATTAGGAGACGAGTTTTTTAAGTCTGAAATGGATATATTAGAGCAATCACAGATTGACATTATTGTGAACTCTGCACCACATGAATTAGAGGAGCGAGAAGAAGCATATCGTATGCAACTCGCAATCAAAAAGATCAAAGCGCACTTTCAAGCCCTCGCAGCACAAGGCGAGATTGACAAGAAGCGTTGGAAGATTTTGTAACACTTGTTACGAAAGCGTGTATAGCGTTACTATACAAAACAATTAGGGAAAACAAATGAGTGAAAACATCACCCCGAAAGGGAATGAATCGCTTACAGTAGATCAAGCTGCAAGCAGTTTACTAGCTATGATGGATGCTTCCGAAGCCTCGCAAGAGCAACCAGAGGAGCAGCAATCACAGCCAGCAGAAGCCCAAGCCGAAGAACAGTACGAAGAACAGTACGATTCAGAGGACTCCGAAGAAGCAGAGCAAGAAGTAGAGCAGCCAAGGTATCGTGTCAAAGTAGATGGACAGGAATCCGAGGTGTCGCTTGATGAGCTTGTAAAAGGCTATCAGAGAGAAGCTGACTATACTAAAAAAACCCAAACACTTGCCGAACAGCGCAAGGCTGTAGAAGCCGAGCGACAGGCTGTAGAGCAAGCTAAACAACTACGAGATACATACGCACAGCGTTTGCAGATTATTGAGCAAGCTCTCAGATCGCAAACACAGGGCGAGAACCTCGATGAGTTGAAAGAAACTGACCCCATTGGCTATGCAGTCAAGGTGGCAGAAAGGGCTGAAAACGATAAGAAACTATATGCTATTAGGGCAGAGCAAGCTCGCATTGCACAAATGCAACAAGCAGAGCAAGCAAACCAATTACAGCAAGTAGTATCTCAAGAAGCTGAAAAGCTATCTAAAGTTTTGCCTGAGTATTTAGACCCACAAAAAGGTGAGGTTGTTCGTAAGAGCATCCGATCTTATGCCGAAAGCATTGGGTTTTCAGCAGACGAACTCTCGAAGGTTTATGACTCTCGTGCAGTTCTGACTCTTTACAAGGCTATGCAGTACGACAAGTTAATGCAAAACAAGGGCGAGGTAAACAAGAAAGTAAGCCAAGCTCCTAAGATGCTAAGACCTGGAGTCGGTAAGCCACAAGGAAGTTTAGAGGCAGAAAAAACTAAGCGGTTAAGACAGCAGTTTAAACAGTCAGGGAAAGTCTCTGACGCTGCTAAATTATTTGAACAATTTTTATAAGGAATTATTATGACAGCCCCAGTCGGTACATTTACAGTATATGACACAAGCTCCACTCGAGGTGGTTTACGAGAGGACTTGTCCGATATGATTTATTCGATTAGCCCAACAGATACTCCTCTAATGAGTACCTTGGCTAAATCCAAAGCAACTGCCGTTTATCACGAATGGCAAACCGATAGCCTTGCTGCCGCTACTACTGCTAACGCATTAGTTGAGGGCGATGACGCTATTGCTACAACTGCTTCTCCTACCTTCCGTATTGGTAACTATACCCAGATCGTTGGTAAGACAATCCAAGTATCAGGTACTTTGGAAGCCGTAGACAAAGCTGGTCGTAAGTCTGAGAAGGCTTATCAGTTAGCTAAAGCATCTAGCGAAATCAAGCGTGATATTGAAACCATCCTCTTTGCTAACCAAGCAAGTACGGCTGGCTCAAGCTCATCTGCTCGTAAGATGGGTACTATGCTTGCATGGCTAAAGACCAACACATCGTTTGGCACAAGTGGTGCTGATCCAACAACTGCTGGATCAACCACTCGTTCCGATGGTGTTGTTCGTACATTCACAGAAACAATCTTGAAAGAGATTATTCGTGAAGCGTACATTAGCGGTGGCAATCCAAAGGTTATGTATGTAAGCCCTATCGGCAAACAGAAAACTTCAGAGTTTACTGGTATTGCAGCACAACGCTACATGGCTCCTGGTGATGCTCCTACGACCATCATTGGCGCAGCCGATGTATATATGAGCGACTTTGGTTCAATTTCTATTGTTCCAAATCGTTTCATGCGTACTCGTGATGCAGTAGTAGTTGATCCTGAGTATGCAGCATTGGCTTACTTACGCCCATTCCAAACTATCGAATTAGCAAAAACTGGTGACTCTGAAAAGACCCAGTTGCTTGCTGAGTTGACTTTGGAAATGCGTAATGAAGCTGCTCATGGTATCGCAGCAGACTTGAACTTTGCGCTGTAATTGATGTAGAATAGGGGTGGGCAAAACTCACCCCTATTTCTATGACAAAACTTATATCAGTAGACCAATCAGCTAAGAGGTTTACAGAAGCAGAATACGATGGCGAAGGTGGGTTAATTATCCGCACCAGCCAAGATGTAACCGATATAGTAGAACAAAACAAAGCACAATATAATGCTGGTTCAGTCCATGACAAATGGGGTGATCTTACAAAAGTTGCTAGTTTGCCTTTTACAATTATCGACACTCTTAATCGCAAAGGTATTATGCGAGGCTTTGCAGTAATTGACGAAAAAGAATTTAAGAAGTTTTTAAACGATCCTGAAAACAGATTCTTTCGTACAAGACCAGGCAAAGTATGACAAAACCAAGAGTAGTTGTATGTGTACCTTGTAGAGATCAAGTAATGGCTGGCTTTTGCTTTGACTTAGCCAAGCTCATGGCTTACGAAGGTAAGCGCAATAAAGTAGAAATAGAAGTAATGCAGATGACAGGCACACTAATCTTTACTCAGCGAGAACGATTGAGCGAAGAAGGCTTGAATTGGAAAGCAGACTATCTTTTGTGGATTGACAGCGATATGCGATTCCCAAAAGATACTTTGCAAGTGCTGTTAGAAAGAAATAAAGACATTGTTGGCGTTAATGCAACATCAAGAGTAGAGCCTATTAAGCCTACAGCAATGAACTTAATCATTAAGAACGAAAAAGAACATAGTTGGATTCATCTAGACTCATTAAAACGCAAGAGTATAGAAAAAGTAACAGCAGTTGGTTTTGGTGTGACATTAGTAAAAACAAGTATTTTGGCTAAGATTCCTAGACCTTGGTTTAATGTCATGTGGTCAGATCATGGTGCAATTATCGGAGAGGATATTCATTTCTGTATAAAGGCGCAAGATGCTGGTTTTGAGGTATATGTTGACCATGACTTATCAAAAGCAATCGGACACATCGGAACAAGAACATTTGGATGGAAAGATATAGAAAATGGCACTCTCGACATACGCAGACCTCCAGACCACGATAGCGAGTTATCTGGGAAGGTCGGACTTAACAACACAGATACCTGATTTTATCCGTTTAGCAGAGGATCGCTTACGCAGAGAGTTGCGTATTCGGCAGATGCTAAAGGTAGTCACAAGCCCTACAACGGGTGGCGATGCAACAGTATCTTTACCAGCAGACTTCTTACAAATTAGGGATATTCATATAGATGGAAACCCACTTTATACGCTTGAGTATATGTCTCCATCGGTGTTTTATCGCAACAGTCGCTCAGTTGAAAGCGGTGTGCCAGTCAATTACACAGTATTGGCTAGTGAATTTATATTCGCACCAAAGCCTGATGCAGTTTATACATTAAAGATGCTTTATTACGCTGCGCCTACCTATTTATCAGGCGCAAACACAAGTAATGTGTTCTTGGCTAACTGTGTAGATGCCCTACTATATGGCGCACTAGCAGAAGCCGAGCCGTACCTTATGAATGACGCAAGAATCCCTGTATGGGCTTCTTTGTATGACCGATCTATTGCCAACATTACTCAGGCAGACGAAGGAGCTGAGTATGCTGGTGTTCCATTACGCATGATTGTTGCTAAATAAGGAGTATTAAATGTCCGAGATGTCGAATTACCTAGAGAACGCACTCTTAAACGCAGTTCTCCGCAATACCAGTTACACAAGCCCTGCTACTTGCTATGTAGGCTTGTTTACTTCTGATCCTACCGATGCTGGTAGTGGCACAGAATGTACTGGTGGTGCGTATGCTCGTATTTCTGTATCGTTTGGCGCACCTAGCAATGGTGTTTGCACTAATAGCGCAGATGTAACCTTTGCCCAAGCTACAAACAACTGGGGAACAATCAGCCATATCGGTCTGCATGATGCAGTTACGACTGGCAACCTATTATTTCATACGATCCTAAACTCGTCTAAGTCGATTGGCACAGGCGATCAGTTTAAGATTAGTGCTGGCGCATTGACCTGTACGCTTGAGTAATGCCTCTTACTCTTGAGCAGCTAGATGTTTATGGCTCGATTGAGAATGTACCTTATTCATTAGATAATACTTTTTACGATGGCAAGGTATGTGGACCATGGACATTAGAACAACTTAATAACTTTGGGAGCTTAGATAGTCTCCCTTTTTCGCTAGATAGCGATATTTGGGTATCTAATGCCTGTGTAAACTTAGCAAACGCTGGTATTACAGCTAATGCAATTCTTACTGTTGATCCAAAAAGAACTCTTGGTGGACAAGCAGAAATACTAGGTGTCGCTAGTGTTGCAGGTAACGGAATACGATTAGCCAATGGAAATGCAGAAATACTAGGCACAGCATCAGTAGAAACCCTAGGTGGATTAATAGTAGGAGCAAAAGCTGAGATTATTGGCAATGCTGGTGTAGAAGTTGGTGTGTCAAAAGTAGCATACGGATTAGGCGATATACTTTGTACCGCTAATGTAGTTACAAATGGCACAATTATCGCCAAAGGCGAAAGCTCAATAAACGGCTCTGCAAGCCTCGAATCTGGCTCGACTAGGGTTAGGTATTCAGAAGGAGCAGTAAACGGCACAGCAAGCCTACAAAGCGATTCTATAAGGGTTGCTTTAGGCAATGCACAAATTAATGGCACAGGAAGCATGGCTGGTCTTGGTGGTATGTCTTACCAAGGCTTTGCAGAAATCAACGCTAATGGAAATGTTGCAGCGCAAGGCAGATTAATTGCTAGTGCTTATGTAGAGATTAATGGTAACGCAAATGTTACCGCAACAGGATTTAAGTTTGGTCAAGAGTGGTCGGTTGACTCTGCCGTAAATAATACATGGACAGTACAAGAGGCTGGATCAAATAATTGGACTACAGTAAATGCAGATTCAAATACTTGGACACCAATAAATGCTGATTCAAACACTTGGACAGAACAGAACTCAGGAAATAATACATGGCAACGACAAGGATAAACTTTACAGAGTGGCTTCCTGACCAACCTGGCATAGCTGGAGCAATGACAGAAGCCAAGAATGTATATCCAATAGCGAATGGATATGGCTCTTTGCCGTTAGAGGTAAACCTGTCTAACAATGCAAGCGAAAACCTAAACAATATTTTTGCTGCTAAAAAGAACACTACGACCCTTTTGTTTGCCTCTGGTGCTACTAAGTTATTTCGCTATAACTCAGGAACTACTAACTTAACGGATGTGTCTAAAGCTGGTGGATATAGCACAGCAGCAGAAGATCGTACATTCTTTACCCAGTTTGGTAATGTGGTTCTTGCAGCCAATGGCGCAAACAAAATACAAGCATGGACTATTGGCACATCAACAGCATTTGCGGATGTGGCAGCAGCAGCGCCTACCGCAAAATATGTAACAGTTGTGCGTGACTTTGTAGTGGCAGCCAATACACCAACAAACCCAAACCGAGTGTTTTGGTCTGATATTAACGATGAAACAGATTGGACACCAGGCGCAACAAGCCAGTCTGATACGCAAGACTTAGCCGATGGTGGCGATATTATGGGCTTGACTGGTGGCGAGTTTGGCTTACTGCTTACCGAGCGTTCAGTAGTTCGTATGTCCTACATTGGAAGCCCGTTTTACTTCCAGTTTGACTCTATTGCTAGAGGGCTTGGTTGCATCACAGCAAACAGCGTTGCCCAATATGCAAGCACTACTTTTTTCTTATCAGACGATGGATTTTATAGTTGCGATGGACAAGCAATAACGGCTATTGGATCAGAGAAAGTAGATAAATTCTTCTTTGCCGATGTAAACCTAAGTAAGCTAAACGAGATGTCCTGCGCTGTAGACCCAGTTAAGAAGTTAGTTATCTGGAACTACACAGACACTTTTGCAGCTAAAAAGCAATTAATTTATAACATCTTGTTAAAAAAATGGTCGTATGCAGAAACAACAGCCTCATACATTAACAATGTCTACACGCCTACGCTTGCATTAGAAAGCCTAGATGTATTTGGAACGCTTGACTCATTAGGGGTTAGCTTAGATTCTCGGCAATGGGCTGGTGGTGCTTTGCTATTGGCTGGGGTAACAAGTGCTAAAGCTATCTCTTTTACTGGCGCTAGAAAGACAGCCTCGCTAATTACTGGTGATTTTGGTATTCCTAATGGCAGATCAGTA